CACTCCTTATTTATTGTCAGATTAAACCGCTAGAATGGGCTTCCATGGCAGCCATGATAGCTTCTCTAGCAGAACTTGCGGACTTACCACCATTACCTGTAGACGCTGTAGGCGTTGTAGACTTAGGTGAAAGTACCTTCGCTTTTGCTGCCGCTACCTTTTCTCGTTGAGCTGCTTCAGATTTGCCAGTCTGTTGTGACTGTACCTTCTGAAATACATCATCGTTTAATCGGATAGCTTTGTCATAAGCTGATTGAAGGTCGTTAGCCATGCCATTTTGGAGTAGTCCAGCCATGGTTTCACGTACTTCCTCAAAGTAAGGTTTGTCATCCTTGAATGACGCTATCTCACTTTGCAATTGGGTCTGTTCCATCATCTCTTGTTGAGATTGAAAACTTGACCATTGATTCTTAATTTGATTCAACTCTTGTGCTAATTGTGAGAACTGAGGGTCATATCCTGATTGACCTGTCAATTGACCTAAATTAACACCATAGTCGTTTGCTAATTGTGCAAACATTTGTACTTTTTGCTCAGGGCTACCTCTAGTCAGCATCATATCTGCTTTACCTAGACGGTCTACCCATTCCTTAGCATCCATATTACGTTGTTGCAATAATGGGGCAAATTGGCTAATACTTTCCATAATTGGAGCTGCCATATCCCATTGGTTTTTGTAAGTAGATACGCCTTTAGCATAATCCGCTTCACGTTGCTGGATATAATCTTGCAATGTAGGGTCTAATTTACCCCAATGTTCCTCATAATCCTTTTTCCATGAACTAGGACGAGGTTTTACTGCTACTTCTTGCTCTTTATTATCATCAAATGCCTCTGTAACCTCATTTGAAGCGTTTTGAGAGCTTTTAGCAAACTTTCCATGCTCATCTCTAGGCTTGCTTTCTTTAACGCTTTCTGTGACTTCCTGTGAGGTCGTTTCTGTTACTTTTGGCTCTGTTGATTCAATAGCATTTTCGATTGTATCTCGAAGGCTAATTGGTTCTTCCAAAGTAGTTTGGATTTCTTCCATTTTGCGTTCCTTTAATTAATTAAGCTGATAAAACTGCTACATAGTTTCCATTGCCTAATGCGTAAAATATGCAAGATTTACCTGCGCCTACTGCTAATGCTGCATCTGTAGAACCTGTGCCAATTTTAAAGCCAACTGGAGGCCATACGTTAATTGAGTTAGCTGTGTTGTTAGCAATTAAATAGCTATCGCCTGTACCTGCTGTTGCTGGCAATGTAGGGCCATTAGATGCTGTAGATGTTGTATATACTACAAAATCTGAAGGCAGCGTTAATGAGCCTTGTGATGCGCCTGTTGCTGTTTGTGCTAATGTTGCAAAACCTGTAATAGCTTCAGCCGTTAAACCTGGCACTCCGCTACCTAGTAAATTTACTGTTGTTGTCATTTCTTGCTCCTTGTTAATAACGTAATTTGTTGTAAACTTCTCTTGCTATTTGCTCTTTCAAGCCATTATCCTTTGGTCGCTCAGGATTTTTGATAGGCATGTCACCAGCCTCAATACAGTTGTTACGCTTTAAGTGTTCACGATGGTCACGCTTACCCTCAATCATGCGTCCGTCAATCATTGACTGATACGGCTTTACATCGTCTTGTATGTATGGCCCTGCGTTCTCTGTAGGCTGATAATATTCGTCAGCAGGTATTAACTTGAATGTGACAGGGTCTTGAACCCAACGCTTAGTGCCTGATTTCTCTTTCTTGCCAAAAATTCTTTCGTGGCCTTCTTGGAACTCTTTTGTAATTGTGCGAGTTGCTATTACATCGCCTGTAATGTCGTTAATTGCCATAGTTACATGAGCATTAGTAGTAATGCTTCATCCTCCTGCTCTTGTTGTATCTCTTGAAATTTAGCAATAATGCTTTGCACTAGTTCTACGTTCTTAGCTAGTTTGCCGTAGTCAATAGACTCGACTGATAAGCCTTGTGATGGCTTGACATATTCTGCTACTTCTTCTTTTAAATCTGCTGCAATTGGCTCATTAAATACTGTCGCTAGATATTCTTTTAATTCTGCTCTAGCTGATTGCCTTACATGTTCTTTTTTCTTTTTGCCTAAACCACCACGTGCGCCCCATACATAAGGCGTGACATTAGATACGTATTGCTTTATTGACGAGAACGGTAATGATGAAAACGCATTAAAACCAAACATTACGCATCCACAGCGTCAGAAAAATCTTTAGCTTTTAATGCCAAATAAATGGCTTCACGGGTAGCATCTTGAATATAATAATTATCATTTAAATTGATATTTTTCCAGGTAACTGGGTCTAAATTATTCTCTCTAACTTCTTTTGATATATAACCAAATAAAACTACTTCAAGTGTTTTGTCTTTGAAGTTTTCATTGATTGAAGCAATATTCCAATAACTTGCATCAATACCATATTGTGTATTTACTGATTTTAATAGTGCCATGATATTCCTTAAATTGAAGTTATTGTTTCCCATGTTGTAGCACCACCAACACGAAGTTTATTTAATGTAGTGTCAAAATATACAGCACCTTTGACATAGGTAGGCGCACTTGCTAATGCTGGGGGCTTGAAATACCCATTAAATGTGGTTGTACTTGTTCCTAATGTTGAACCAATAGTAATTAATGTTGTAGAACCTGAAGCTCCAGCAGTCCCTATGTTAATAGTGTTTGTATTACCATTATCAGTAATGCCGTTTGCAATATTAACTGTTTGAGAACTTCTACTTCTTCCAAAAGTCATAGGGTTAGTGCCAGATAAAGTGCCTATAGTTGCACCAAGATAATCTATAGATTGAGTTGTTGCGTATGGTGATACTATATTAATATCTCGAACAGTAGTTGAAGCATTAATATATGCAATAGCTGCACCTACTGTGCTATCGCCTATTGTGTAAGTATTATCTCCACTACCTCTAGCATTTGCACCAATTACAATTTCATTGCTGTGCGTAGCAGTATCATTACCAGCCGCACTATAACCAATATATATACTGTTATATGCTGTACGACTGGGAGTCCCCGAACCAAAAGTTGGTTGCGTATTATATCCAACGAAAACATTATTTGAACTGCCATCTTCTGCTGTATTTCCAGCACTTCGCCCAATGCAAACATTATAATCGCTGTTTGTAGCAAGTCCTTTAACGCCAGCAGTTTCACCAATGCCTGTGTTTCCTATTCCTAATACAATACTACCAAGTGCGCTTCTTCCAACTGCTGTATTATAATTTCCTGTAGTTAATCCACTTAATGCGTTATAACCAATTGCGGTTGTGTATCTGGAACCAAATGCTATATTAGTCCCATAAATTATATTATCAGCTCTTGCAACAGTCCCACCATGACCAATATAAATTCCATTGATTGAAGCATAAGAAGTTGAACCGCTAACTGTTAATGCAGTTGTAATTGTTGGGCTGTCACTTAATACAACACTACCTGTGCCTGTTGTAGCTAATTCACCTACAGTACCAGCGTTATCATACAACACACGACCAGACGTGCCACCAGTAATGGTTGTTGTATTTACTGTTAATCCGCTACCACCGCTTACTGTTGTCCATGTTGGAGTAGCAGCATTGCCTTGTGATGTTAATACTTGACCAGCAGTACCAAAGTTATTCGTGCCTGTAATGTCTGTATTTAATCCAATCGCACCACTAGCATTAATAACGTGCGCTTTATCGCCTGATGTTCCCCAAGCAAAATAAGTTTTATATCCATTGCCACTACCAATACTTACATCGCCATCATGCGCTGAAAAGTAAATGCCATTGTTAAAACTAAAAAAATCAGAAGGTGAGCTAGAGTAAACGGATGAGTTCATGCCAAACTCGCCATAATAACTAGAGTCTGTGCCTAAATCATTGCTTAATACGTAATTGGTAGATGCACCTACAGTACCTGATTTGTTTTGCAATACTGTTTGCAAATAACTTCCTGCTACTGTTGCGCCTGATGCAAAGCCAGAGTTAGAAGCATTAAAGGACAACACAGGAGTCGTGCTTGTATATGAATTAGTTGCTAATGAGCCAGCAGTAAATACGCCTGTTATGTTTGCATTGCCTGTATCGTCTTGCACTACAGCTTTAACGGCAGGTAAATCACAGAACACATCCTTAGCACCAGCAGAGAATACAATCTTAGCAGTCGTGCCTAAGCTGTTAGACAGCACAGTATCACGTGACAATGTATTGCCTGTTGACCATGTACCTACGCCTACTTCCCATTCGCTTGTCAATGTGCCGTCAGGATTCTTGCCTTGAATAGTGTAGTAAGTTGTATTACCGTTACCAATAGCTGAGAATGATTGATAGCCTGTCTGTGCGCCTGTTAGCGTAAACGAACCTGTGCCGGTAGTCGTAGAGCTTTCTAATACTCTGTCTTTTAAGATTAAAGCCATCTATTTAACTCCAATTATTTTGCCATTCTCATCACGCATAACCTCTTTAGGTTTGCTAAGATGAGCTACTAGATTGTTATGCAACATAGCTTGACGTTCTAATAAACTTTGATGTGATTGTTGTTGAGCTTCAAGCGCTGCTCTCATGTTTTCATTAATTGAATTAATTAAGTTTTCATAAGGGTGCATTATTGAACTCCCACAATTTTCCCATTAACGTCACGAACCACTTGTTTAGGTCTACTTGCATTATTAATTAATTGCTGATGCGCCATTTCTTGTTGTTGCAATAACATTTCATTGTTGTGCATTTGTGATGATATCATCATTTGTAGATTTTGATTAATAGCGTCTACTAAATCAGTCAAAGCTGGATGCGCTACTTGATTACCGCTTTCATCAATCATTGTCATTGTATCCTCAACTTTTTTGGAGTTGATGTTTAATGACGTAGTCTTAATGTCGTTTTTAGCTTGCATCTCAGCAATAAGCACTTTAGTGTTGTTTTCTAGCTCTAACTTGTACTTATCAAACTCAAGGCGCTGTGCTTCACGTTGTGCGTCAGCTTGCATTTCCATCTGTTTGATTTGCGCTTCCATCTGCATCTTTTGTTGTTCTGCTTGCGCTTTAATCATTTCAGGATTTGGCTGTGCTGGTGGTGGGTTAGCTTGCAATTGTTTTTGCTTTTCTTTTTGTGCGTCAGCAAATGAATCAAACTCACCTTCAAGCGTACGACCTACACGGAAGCCTGTTACACCAAACTTAAGCATATCCATCAAGATAGGCACTAAATCAGGTGCTTGTTGCGCTACCTTAGCACCACGCTCCAAGAATGAACTAGCAGCTTGTAAGAACTCGACACGGTCTTGCTTCTCTTGGGCTTCGTCAGCATACAACATAGAGTCAGTAGCAATCTCTACACGGAATGTACGCATAGGATTGTTTTTTAGTAACTCAATTGCTTGTGGCACTAATTGTTTGTCTGTATCGCTTAATAACTCTGCGCCACCAATCTTTATGATGGTTTCAGGTTGGAACTGTTGACAGATAATCTGTGCTTTAATACGCAGGATTTGTGATGCAAAGCGAGCTACTTCGTCTTGATATGTCTTTAGACGTAATGTAGCGTATTGACCCTTAATTTGCTGTGCAGTAGCTGTTTCAGAAGCTACAGACGCACCACGAATGATGTCTGAAATGCCTGTAATGTCATAGATTTGTTGTTTAACTTGACCCATCGCTTGATAAGCAACATTAAGTGCATTAGCAATAGGTGTTAAGTCTACGAACTCTATTGAGCCACGCATGCCACCCTTTTCAGAGAAGGCAGAGTAATTCTTAACAGGAATAAGCGTATTGTTATCGCCCTCTGTGAATAGACGATTAAGGTCAGGGTTAGCAGCATCATAGAAGCCACGCACTTTAAGCGCATCTACCAAGCCTTTGATGCGGTCAGCCAATACATCTAGCTCATTAGCCTGGTCTTGATACAATGTGAAGTCAGGTACAGGTACTAAGCTTTCGTTAGTCAGCGTAGAGTAGATAGGCTCAGGACATGGGAAAAACTCCTCTAAGCCTAGAGGGTCATCACGCTTGTCAAGAATCTTGCCTAGTGACTTGCTAATCCAATATACGCACTTTTCTTCTCTGCACCATACTTCATAGATTAACGCTTGTTTAGTCGTGCCTTCTGTCATCTTCTGACGTGGCTCGTCTGGTGACGCATCTAATGGAATCTGTTTCCATAGCATGTCAAATTGGTCTTCAGGGAAGCGTTCTTTCAATGCTTCACGGTTCATGTAGACTCTACGCCATACACAATTTACTTCAGGCCATGTGCGACCATAACAATGACCAAAGTCACGCCAATGAACGTAATCTACAGGTGCTTGCTCGATGTCAAGGTATTCGCCTACTGATTCTGATTGTTCATCTTCCTCTGATACTTGGAACTGTTCTGTTTCAATAACAGGCTCGTAACGAATCCATGCAGTACCACGACCACCTAAGAAGCGGTCTGATACACAAGATGACAACGCATGATGGAAATCCTCTGTATTAGTTACTTCAAAGTCTAGCGCACGTTCTAATAGCATTGACGCTACACGAGCTACAGGGTCATTGTCTTTATGTCTACGTGATACATCTGGCTTAGGCATACGGCTAAAGGTAGCAGCCTTAAGTGTCTGTACGTTAGCCCACAAGATGTTGTAATGAGATTGTGCAGTTGTAGTCGTTCTATCATCACGATAGCGTCTAAGAATCTTCTCTACACGGCCTTCCCATTTAGCAAACTCTTTCTCGTATTGGCTAAACATGTCAAGGTACGTTTGTACCTCTGATGTCACCTCTGCTACTTTAGCCATGAGTTGTCCTTAAGCAAATACAACAGTTGCTGAAACCGTGCCACCAACAACAACATATAAACCTGCTGATGTGCTTACAGGGATTGTGTACCATGTAGCTGATACAGGTGTAAACGTATCAACGACTTTAGTTGTTGTGCCTGTAGATGCTGAATCGTAAATAGTGATTGTAGGTGTTGCTGATGCTGATGCTACAAAAATGCCCACTACTTTAGTAGGGTATGCTGAAATGTTAGCTGATGTAGTAAGTAATTTATAGCCACCTGTTTGTGATGCAAAGCCTGACATAATTAAATCCTTTTAGGTTGTTTTCTTGGTTGTGATGCCCATAGTTCATCTAACGTGACATCTGTCTGTCCTACTGATATGCCTCTAATTGGTATTTCCTCTACCTCAGGCTTAACTTCTTCACGCCAGTTAATAGAAGCGTAACGCATAGCATCCGCAGCATGTGATGTCCAATCGTGTCTAGGCTTATCTCTAAACATTTTCTTATCGTCATCCCACTCACGTTGATACTGTTTTAATGCTTCTAACCCATCATAACAGCGCTCTTTATCAAACCATGCTCTAGGCATCATCTGACGTGTAGCTTGAATACCATCTTGCATTGACAAGCTAGGAGTAATCGCCATCTTGTTTAATGTTAAGTGTTCAGCCAGCATCTCAATTACAGACTTGCCACCAGAGGCCAATGTCTTAGCTCTAGCATCGTGCGGTAGGAAGTGTGTCTTATACTTGTAAGGCTTGCTTAATACTTGCGCTGCGTAATGGTCAATAGACTTGCCACTAGCATTGTAGTAATCAATAAAGTGAACCTCACCATGTACTACTTGATAGAACCAAATAGCTGTATCGTCTGAGTAACCCAAATCCCATGCAGTATAGACATCTGCAAATCTATCGTACTCGACCTGTGTAATGCGACCATCTTGTTCAGCTTGATAGAACTCTCTGCCCCATATAGCGCCTGGCAATGCAGCATCAAAGTCGCACTCCATCTCTTGACGCCACGCATCTTCTGATAACTCTGTCTTTAGTGAATCTATTTCAGCTTGTGGCAATATGCCTGATTCATCTACTGTTATCTTTAACGCAAGCCAATCATCTGAGCGAGTTGCCCTATCGTAGACTTCCCAAAATTGATTCCTGCCTTTAGGCGTACCGATAATGATTGCTTTGCCTTGACGGTCAGCCAACGCTGGGCGTACCACATACTGGAAAACAGTAGACTTCCAATCACCATATTCATCGCAAATAATACTGTCAAAGTAAAGGCCACGCAGACTATCGGCATTGTCAGCACCAAAAAGTTGAATTCTAGCGCCATTCTTAAAATCGATACGAAGCTCAGATTCATTGACCGTGATGCCATCGATTACCCTCGTATAGTGTTTAATGTAATCCCATGCAACTGATTTAGATTGCTTGTAGAAAGGTGCAATGTAAGCACCACGAAAGTTAAGCTGCTTAGATGTTACTGCATCTTTAATAAGCTGATTGATACATGCTACTGTCTTGCCAGCTCTACGATGCGCTACTACTACCTTCCATCTATGATTACTATTATGTAATGGTGCAAAGGCTTCACGTGGCTTATATGGGATTACTATTCTTCCCATGAATACTGATTCACTTCAGCGTATAGCTCTGTTGTCTGCTCAATAGCTTTTAAATCAGGTAACACTTTGTCTAGTAAGGTTTTACCAATATTAACTTGGATAGCAGAAAGTTCTGTTTTACCTTCAAACGCACTATATAATCTATTGATGATTTGAGATGCCTGTATCTTGGCTCTTACGTCATCTTGATGTCGTTTTCCTAATGGTCTACCAGCTTGTTTCTTTTCTTCTGCCATATATGTACATAAGAGTTGTCTTACGCTCCATAGTTAATATTTCATTAAAGCCATTGCTAGCTTCTTCGGGTCTTTCTTCTTGCCTTTGACACCTTCCAATGCCATCTTACTAGCTTGCTCTTGTGGGATACCTACACGCTTTGCTACTTCAGACGAATGAGCGGCTGCCTCGAAAAGCTTATGCTGACTTTCTGAATATGGTGGCATATACGTATCCTATAAATAAAAAAAGGCACAGGGTTTTAAGCTGTGCCAAACTCACGGAGATGAGTTGAGTGCTAGATTGCATATCATATAGACGTGCGAAGTCCAACTGTGCTAATGATACCACAAATTAATGGTTTTGTCAATACCTAATATAAGTTCTTTTCTTTTAGCTTACGTTGTAGCATCATCAATGCGCTATCAA